ATGAGTGTTGCGATTGACGCCGATGGGCGGTTTTCGGGCTATGCCTCGGTGTTCGGGCGGCTTGATGGCGGTGGGGACATCGTGATGCCCGGCGCGTTTCGCGACACGCTGAAATCGCGCGGCGCGGGCCGGGTGCGGCTGTTGTTTCAGCATGATCCCAAAGAGCCGATCGGGCTGTGGGACGAGATCGTCGAGGACGGGTTCGGGCTTAAAGTCTCCGGGCGGCTGCTCGACGGTGTGCCGCGCGCGGCGAGCCTTAGGGCGCTGATCGCGCAGCGGGCGATCGACGGGCTGTCCATCGGGTTTCGGGCCGTGCGGGCCACCCGAGAGGGCAGGGCGGGAACGCGGCGATTGTGGGCCGTGGACCTTTGGGAAATCTCCATCGTCACCTTTCCGATGATGGAGGCGGCAAGGATTAGCTCCGGGCCGGGCGGAAACGCCAGACTGGCCGCAACGCTTGGCGCGGCAAAGACACTGTTTAAAAACTAAAGGATCAGAGATGACCAAATCTATCGAACCGCGCCTTGAAAACAAGGCGGCGGCGCTTCCGGCTGGGGATGTGGATGCCCTGTTCGCCGATTTCATGAACGCCTTCGAGGAGTTCAAATCGACTAACGACCAGCGGCTGGGCGAACTGGAAAAGCGCGGGAGCGCCGATACACTGCTCGAGGGCAAGCTGGACCGGCTGAACGCGGTGCTCGACGGGCACAAATCGGCGCTCGACAAGGCGGCCGTGGACAAGGCGCGTCCGGCGCTTGAAGGGGGCAGGGTCGCCAGTGACGAATACAAGGACGCGTTTTCCGCCTATATCAAGCGCGGCGAGGAAAAGGCGCTTTCAATCGGCTCGAACCCCGATGGCGGCTATCTGGTGCCGGGGGAAACCGAAACCGAGATTACCAAGCTCCTGACGGCGGTTTCGCCCATGCGCTCCATCTGTGGCGTGCGGCAGGTGTCCTCCTCGGTCTATAAAAAGCCCATCACGGTGACCGGGCCGCAGGTGGGCTGGGTCGGGGAAACGGCGGCGCGCGCCCAGACCAATTCGCAGGTGATCGACGAGCTGACCTTCCCCACGACCGAACTTTACGCCATGCCGGCGGCAACGCAGGCGTTTCTGGACGATGCCGCGGTCGACGTGGGCCAGTGGATCGCCGAGGAGGTCAATGCCGCGTTCGCCGAACAGGAAACGACGGCGTTTATTCTCGGCGACGGCGTCAACAAGCCTTCGGGCTTTCTCGATGCGGCGACGGTCGATGAGGCGAGCTGGGCGTGGGAATCGCTGGGCACCATTTCGACGGGGGTCGATGCGGGGTTCGATGCCACCGATCCGGCCGACGCGCTGGTCGATCTGGTCTATGCGCTCAAAGCCGGCTATCGCCAGAACGCGACCTGGCTGATGAACCGGCGCACGCAAGGGGCGGTGCGCAAGCTCAAGGACGCCGAGGGCAATTACCTCTGGCAACCGGCGGCCTCGCCCGATGGCCGCGCCAGTCTCATGGGCTTTTCGCTGGTCGAGGCCGAGGACATGCCCGATATGGGCATCGACAGCCTTTCGATTGCCTTCGGTGATTTCCGGCGCGGCTATCTGATCGTCGACCGGCAGGGGGTCAACATCCTGCGCGATCCGTATTCGGCCAAGCCCTATGTGCTGTTTTATACCACCAAGCGCGTGGGCGGCGGGATTGCGGACTATGACGCGATCAAGCTCCTCAAATTCGGGGCATAGGAATGGGTGAGGATCGGCTGCAAACGGCGTTGACCTGCGCTTCCGGTGCTCACGTACCGTAAGTACGCTCCGCTCCGGTTCTCGGCCAACACCGTTTTCGCCAGATCCTGACCCATTCCGGGCAGCGGCTTCCCAAAGGGCGCTGTTGGCTGGTGAGCGGGCTTTTACTCAGTCAGTAGGCCCCTCACCCAGCCCTCGCCCCTCGGGGGAGAGGGTGGCCGGCAGGCCGGTGAGGGGCCTTGAGCGGCCAAGTCTGAGCTAACACCAACAAATCAAAGAGAACAGAAATGACATCATACCTTCTGGCGGGTCCCGCCCAGGAGCCGGTTTCGCTTGTGCAGATGAAGGCGCATCTGCGGGTTGAGGACGAGGCGGAGGATGGGCTGATCGAGGCGCTGATCGTGGCGGCGCGGGTTCATGTCGAGAGCCTGACGGGCAAGGCATTGCTGTCGCAGTCCTGGCGGCTGGTGCTCGATGGGTGGCCGGACGACTGGGTGATCAAACTGCCGGTTTCACCCATGAGTGCCTTGAGCGAAATCCGCTGCTACGACGCTGGTGGCAACGTGCACCAGATCGATCTCGATCAGGTGCTGCCCGACGGGCAGGCCAATCCCGCGCGGATCATTTTGCCGATCTGTATCGACGGGGCGCCTGCGCTGCGCGAGCGGATGGGCATCGAGATCGACTATGTGGCCGGGTTCGGAACCGAGCCCGAGGACGTGCCCGCCGATTTGCTCCAGTCGCTCAAAACGCTGGCTGCCTATTGGTACGAAAACCGCGATGCGGTGCTGGTGAGCGGGGCTGGAGTCTCGGTGCCTGCCGGGTTCGAGCGGCTGATTTCAAGCCATCGCCGGGTGCGGCTGTGAGGGGCGAGGTGCCGCCGGTCGGCACGCTGAGGGACCGGGTGCAACTGCAACGCCGCGACATGGCGCTGATGCCCGATGGCGGGCACGAGACGTTGTTTTTGCCCATCACATCGGTCTGGGCACGGGTGCGGTCGCGCTCGGCGCGGATCATGCGCGAGGGCGATGGGCGCGCGGCGACCTCCACTCATGGCGTGGTGCTGCGGTTTCGCAAGGATTTAAGACCCGGCGACCGGATCGTCTATCGCGGGCGGGCGCTGGAGATCGTCGAGGCCGAGGATTTGAACGGGCGGCGGGCCTACCTCTCCTGCCTGTGTTCTGAGACGGCGATGGTGGGCTAGATGCAGGCTTTGGAAGATATTCAGAACGCCCTGGTTGCTGCCTGGGCGGGCGATGCGCCATTGGCGCTGCTGATCGGCGCGGGGGCGATTTTCGATGCGCCGCCCAAGGGAAAACAGCCGCCATACGTGACGATTTTGCGCCATGACGCGGTACCGCGCGATGGCGACGATACGCCCGGCTGCGAGCACAGGCTGACGATCCATTGCTGGAGCCCGCAACCGTCGCGCTCGGCTGCGCTCCAGATTGCCGACCGTGTCGAGCGGGTGGCGGTGACGGGGGCGCTGGCGCCGCTGGAGCATGTCTTGACCCACAGGCGGCATCTGCGCACCGAAACCGCCATTGACCTGGCGACGGGGCGGGCGCGGGCGGCGGTGCAGTTGCGGTTTTTCTCCGAACCAAAGGACGATTGAGATGACGGCCCAGAGCGGCAAGGACATGCTTTTGAAACTCGACCAGACCGGGTCGGGGAGTTTTCTGACGGTGGCGGGATTGCGCACCAAGCAACTCGCCTTCAACGCGGCGAGCGTCGATACGACCGACGCCGAAAGCGCGGGACGCTGGCGGGAATTGCTCGAGGGCGGCGGGATCAAGCGCGCCTCGGTTTCGGGCTCGGGGATATTCAAGGACAAGAATTCGGACGCGCAGGTGCGTGAGCTGTTTTTCGGCGGGACGATCAGGAACTGGCAGCTGATCCTGCCCGATTTCGGGACGGTCGAAGGGCCGTTCCAGATCGTGGCGCTTGAATTCGCGGGCGATCATGCGGGAGAGGTGACGTTCGAGCTGGCGCTGGAAAGCGCTGGGGAGATCGGGTTTACCGCGCTTTAGCGCGGTGCCCCGAGCGCATCACAACGCGAGCTATTCAGAACATTGAGGGAGCCATATCATGGCCAATCCGCAACGCGGAGAAATCGACGCCGAGATCGGCGGCGAGACGAAAACGCTGTGCCTGACGCTGGGCGCGCTGGCCGAACTCGAGGCGCGGCTACAGGCGGCAGACCTCAACGGGTTGGTCGAGCGCTTTGCCGAGGGGCGGGTTTCAGCCCGCGACCTGACGGCGATCCTTGGGGCCGGTCTTCGGGGGGCGGGCAATCCGATCACCGACGACGATCTGGCGCGGCTCTCGATCGAGGGGGGATTGAAGGGCGCGGCGCAGATCTGCGTGCGGCTTTTGCAGGCGACGTTCGGGGAGGCGCAATGAGCGGGTTTCCCTGGAGCGAGGCCATGGCGTTCGGGCTGGGCGTGTTGCGGCTGTCGCCGGGCGCGTTCTGGGCGATGACGCCGCGCGAACTGGCGGCGGCGCATGACGGGGTGGCCGGGCGCAAGGGGGCGGCGGCGCTGGGCCGGTATGATCTGGAAGCGCTGATGGCGCTCCATCCTGACGGAGAGAGACGATGACCGAAATTTTCGGCGAGAGTTTCGATGCGGAAATGACCGATGTTTCGGTGGAACTCGAGCGCATCCGCGATCTGGGGAGTTCGGTGGGCGCGACCCTGACGCGCAGCCTGCGCGGGGCGATCATGGAAGGGCGGTCGCTGCGGACGCTGCTCGCCGATATCGGGCGGGCCTTTGCCGATATTGCCCTGAAAGCCGCGCTCAAACCGTTGGGCGATCTGGTGTCGGGTGGCATCGAGAGCCTGTTTTCAGGGTTCAATCCGGCGCTGGGGAGCGTCAAGCCGTTTGCCAAGGGTGGGGTTTTGGCCAGCCCGACCTATTTTCCCATGCCGGGGCAATGGGGGCTGGCGGGCGAGGCGGGGCCAGAGGCGATATTGCCGCTGGCGCGCGGGGCCGATGGGCGGCTGGGGGTCGCT